GATGTACCGACTTCGAGTTGGACTCCTGTGATCCACCAATCGTCTGTACCACCTGCCAAATCAAAGTTTGTTACATTTCTATCAGTATTATTTCTAGCTTGCCATGAGGTAGGCACTGATCCTCCAGAATAATTTGAACCACCATCTAACCACCATTCTAATATAAGAGATTGACCATTATCGTTGTCTAACGCTCCCGAAGTGTCTCCAGCGAATGTAAAAGTTTTCTTTTCCCATGTGTTTGCTGTGTTAATATCATATGTGGCACCAATGATTCTATCATTATCATTATCTCTTAAATTTACTTGTAGATTAGTGCCAGTTTTAGATGACCTTACCCAAAATGATAAAGTTAAACTTTCAGCATTTGATGTGCCTTTTTTAAGTGCTTGGCACATTAGTCCTTCTATTCTTTGCTCAAATGTTACTTGTTCTCCTGCTGCTCCTGGAGATGCTGTTGAAGTGACTAAAGCCTTGAATGCTGTTCTAAATCCTGCGTTGTAGGCGGCACCACTAGACAAAGATTCTTGGCTAACTGTGTAGGTGCCATATTCAAAAACTGTTTTGAATCTATCTACCGTGCTGTATGATATTCCACTGTAACTTGATGTGCTGGTTGACCTCTGTGCAATAGACATATCACCATTGATGATGAGGTTACGGAAGTTGACATCCGCTACTAACTTCTCGGTGGTCACTGCACCATCCGCTAATTGTGAAGTGCCCACGGATCCTGTGGCGAATGCTGCGGTGGGTAATGTTGTGAGTGCCATGGTCTATGCTCCTATAATCCTGTATGCTCCAAAAGCGGTTCTACTATGTGTTGCATTACCACCAATTCCAGTCGTTCCTGAAGAAATTTTTATAGTAGCATACAACTCTACATAATCGGTAGTTCCATTAAAATCTACAACGCCAGATACAGCAAAGGTGTTACTATATCCAGCATAATTATTTCTAAAATCTAAAACTTGAAAAAGTATATCAGAGCCGTTCTTTCGTATTCTTGCATTACCATATTGAAGAGTAGAGGCGGTACTATTATCACTCATCCAACTTCCGTAAACAAAATATTTTCCTGCTACTGTTGGTGTAAAACGATAGTTAGTAGAATTGTCATAACAATTATCGGTATCATATAATTCACTATTACATTGAACTTTTGTTGTAGTATCATCTGATAAACTTTGAGTAGAACTTAAAAAAGCATGAAAAGCAGGAGTCATCGCAAGAACACCTGTCGCTAATCCTGAAGCAGGAGTAAAGCTTCCCGCACCATCGGAGGTGATGATTGAGTTATCTCCACCGTCAGCGAGTATGTTTACTTTGATCTTGCTTGTCATTTATGCTCCTATTAATCTAAACCCTTGAAAATAAACTTTTTTATCTAATCCGTTATATTCTAAATTACCACCACTATCTTGTCTGACATATACATCTACAAAATCATCAACACCATCTAAATGTGTGATAATAGAACCATTGACAGAATTATAATATAATTGAGGACTTGTGACTTCCATAATTTCTGTTTCATTTTTTCTAATATAGATAACGAAATTTTCTGCATCTGTAGCAGAATTAGCTTTAACTGTAGCAAAAAAATTATAATAACCAGCAACTAATGGTGTGTACCGATAAGTCGATGTGTTAAAATAATTTCCTGTATCAAATGTTACACTGTCAAAAGGAACAATAGTTCTTGTACCATTTGCAGTAGTAAAGTTCGAACTAGCGTAAGCTCTAAAACTAGGAGTATTCTGAGGGAACCCTGAACCAAGAGTCACGGACCCTGAACCGTCACTACTGAGCAACGTATTATTGCCTGTGTCTTTAATGGTGTTGACTAAGATGTTGCTCATTATACTCCTATTAATTTAAATCCTGTAAAAAAAGAAGCAATATCTTGAGACGCACTACCTCCAACAACGGGATTGTTTGCTCCAAAATTTGCATAAACCTCTATGTATTGTCCTACTGATAAATTAAAAGTTGCAGAAGCAAATATATGTGAATTTCTTAATTGATTGTCCGCTGTTTGTAATTGATTGGTAATTGATTCTCTATTGCCATTTTTATAAAAAGCTAAACTGTAATATTCTGCTGTTCCATTATCAGCCGTACATCTTAACATAGCAGAAAAAAAATATTTACCTGCTTTAGCAGAAGGAACTGTAAATTTTGAATCAGCAAATGCATTATCTGTATCATAATACTCATTAGTAAAAGTTACTTTTGTCCAAACACCATCACTTATAGATTGAGTGCTTGTTTTATCTACTTTGAAAGCAGGGGTATTCGCAAGACTACTCGGTGTCGTAGTTACATTGGGACCAAAAGCAATTGTCGTGGTATTCGTTCCACCAATCGTCAAGGTACTCGAAGCATTACTGCTTAACGTATCGAGTTGTTCTACTTCTAAAATACTGGTCATATGATCACCAAGGTTGAGGTAGCAGGAATAGTAATAGTGTTACCTGCTGCTACAGTTATTGTTCCTACCAGTGAGCAATTTCTATTGGCAGGTAAAGTTAAATCATTAAAAGTCTGTTGATTGTTTTGAAAGAATTGAGGAGCACACGCTGTGCCTTGCACGGTGCTTGGTGTCGGGCCAACTGATTCTAAAGTTTGTTGTAAGTAGACCACATAACAAGTATCACTCGCAGAGATATTTCCCCCTAAGTTTAATTGAAGTCCACTATTGGAAATTGTATAAGTGTTCGGATTCTGCCTCACCTCATTGACGAACAAAGCCAAATCTTCGGGTACAGTGACTTGACGATCTAAAGTATAAACAGAACCACCATCACCAGTAATCTGTTGACTGGTTAAACTTGCAAAATTATTACGAGGAGCTGCACCGATATAAGCCATTAGCTAACACCATCTATTGAAGAAACATTAATATCGCAATCTCCTCCAGATGCTGAACTTTGTGCTTTTATTTTACCAGAAGCTGGTAAAACAACTTTTCCTGATATTATCTCTAAAGAAGAATTTTGCGGTACAGCTGCATTTTTAACTAAGAATCGTTCACTAGCACCTGTTCCGTCAGGGTCAATTTTAACGGAAACGTTAATTGCAGCACTACCTGTATTAGAACATAATAATCCTACAATTACTTTTTTATTAGTTGTAGTAAAAATAGTTGTAAGGGTAGCATCTGTTAAGCTTGCCCCATTAAATGTAAAATTATTAGCCATTATAAACTTGCCGCCATTGTAATAGCAAATGCTTCGGAGGCCGCTCCTACAGTGTTGCCATCACTATCAATGTATACTGTTTTTGAAGCAGGTAAAGTACAAAATACAGATTTCGTACCAGCACTAAAATTAACAGCATTATCTGAATTAGAACTAGTTAATATTGTATCTCTCGATAAAGTATCAGGAGTAGCATCAGTAACTGTTCCGATTCCTACTTCCCATTCAGAACCTCCTACTATTGCATAGTAAGTATTATTACTGTTGCCTATTCCTGATACAAAAGATTCGAAACCATCAACTGCGCCATCTAAAGAAATGGTACCTGTACCAGTTGTAGTTGTTTCTTCCTTTACTCTATCGTTTAATACAAACGCCATTAAGCAATTCTAATTAACGCAGTACTAGCACCAGGTGCTGGAAACTGTATCTCAAATGTTCCATTTGAAGATGACTTATCAGTTGTAAAATCGAGTACACAAATAGCTGAATTAGAGTTAGAGTTATTATAAATTAACGCTCCTCTTGCTGTAATTGTAGCACTTGACCATGATACGTTATCACAATCGAGATAAGCTGTCGTTCCGTCTGTTGCAACGACTACGTTTGTTAATGTTTCTCCACCCGCAGTGTAACCTGTTCCGGTTACTTCATTAGATGTAGAATAGGCGGTTGTTGTTCCGTCTAAAGTTGCTGAACTAGTATATAAAGCTATCTTTAATGTTGCTGAAGTCAGATCTTGTCCTGCGTCCATTAAATCCTGCTTAAATACAGTACAGAGTGCTTGCGATATTGCCATAGTATTACCTCCTTATTGGCTTCCTGTCAAGGTATCCGTGCCAGCAGGGCTAGCAGGGAATTTGTAGTCAGTTCGTCTGCGCCTTCTTGATTGATTATTCAATCCAGCTACGATTTCCTGATATCTTTTATCATATAACGCATAATCTTCCATATTCTTTGTAAAAATAGAAGCTTCCGATAAACAACCGTAAAGTAGTGCGTCATCAGCGTTTTCTGTTAACCAGTTAGTTGTATTGGTTGTAGAAAGAGTTTCAATTCTTCCAACATACTGCATTTCTACTCGATAATTTGAATCTGGAGTAGGCGCAAGTAAAGTTGAATCATCATCATAATTAGCGAAATATTTAGGAACTCCTGTTTGACTATCGTCCGGCCAATACTCATAAATAAATTCATCTGTTTTCATTTCAAGAAAAATTCTATCACTACCGTTTTCTATTAAAAGATTTTTTATAATTAAAAGATCGCTAGGATTAGCTAAAAAACGATTACCGCTTGTTAAATTAGTAAATTTATTAAAGACAAATGCTTCAGGATCAATTTCTCTTAATAATCGCTGTTCCGTATTATTAATAAACGTATCTAATTGATTAGTAAAATCCGTTCCTGTATTTTGCATCCAAGTCTGGATATCTGTCTTTAAATCTGCGTAAGTTGTTGCCATTATGCGTCTATACTATCTTTTTTTGCAAATTTATGCGATACATTTCCTCTAAAACCGTAAGTTCCGTAATGAGTTAATGGATATGTTATTTCAGCGTATATTTTTCCACCTATTTGCTGCCATCTACGACAGAATGTATAATCTTCACTTAAATATCGATTACTTTTAGGATCAATCATACAATCGAAAAAAGCATAGCACCAATCACTAGAATATTTATTATTATTAATAATCTGATCGGAAGTATATTTTAATTCAGGATACGCTTCTCTCATTTTTACAAATACGTCTTTTTTAATAAGCATAAATCCTGTAGCGGCATCTAATACTTCTACAAATCCGTCTTGTACGTCTATATTTAAGGGATCAGGAAAGTTTAAGTTATATCCTAATAACTTTTGCTCCATAGTTTTTAGATCTCCTTTTTTAACGTAGTATTCTAAATTTTTCCATTCAATAGTCTTTCGAGGATAAATCGCTGTTACAACATCTTTATCGTATTCTAATAATTTAGTAACTAATTCAGGATAGAAAGCGATATCGGAATCTACAAATAATAAATGAGTACAATGTTCATTATCCATAAATTGAGATACCATCGTGTTTCTTCCTCTTGTAATTAAACTTTCGTTTCCCATAGTGTTTAAATGAATTTTAAATTCTTTATCTCTTGCTTCTTGAAATAATTTTACTACACTGTGAAAATAAGCTTCATGCATCATACCACCATAACATGGTGTACAAAGCATTATATATGCATCTTTAGCTGATGACGACTGAGACATTTCCTAACTCCAATCCAATTTGGTTTCCGGTAGCTACTCCTACTTCCTGTCCTGTGTCTCCGAAAGTGCCCGGATAGATTACTGATAATTGATTAGGTACGCCTCCTGTAGCTGAAAGAGGAGCCTGAGGTCTGGCATTCTTTAGTGCTTCTGGATCACTAAAAACTATTGGATCGAGTTGTGGTTGTTTAGATTCATATTCGCTAGTATGAACTAAAAGTCCGTTCCATTCACGAACCATTTCTAAATAAGGATATTCTAATCCTGAACGATCTGAAATTGCTCGAGCATATTTTCCTTTAGCAAAAGGAAAAGAAGGTGCTTTTCTAGGTCCACGTTTGTTAAAAGCCACTTCGGTAACCTGGAACTATTCTAAATGTTTCATTTAAATCTGCGTCTTTCGCTCTCGTAAATGCAGTTTCATATTCAGCTTTTAAATATGATAATTTATTTAAATCTACATTCGGTCTTTTCATTCCCATATAATAAGCTAAACCTGCAACCATACATTCGTAAAATCGAAAAGGAATATCAATATCTTGTTCATTTCCACTTGAACTTAAAGCTGTAATATCTTCTATTTTTCTTATTCTCCAATAAGAAATAACATCAGTAGAATTATCGGGTGCTGGATAAATATATAATTCAGGTGTTCTATCTTTTTGTAAATAAAATTGAGTTGCTCTTCCTACCGTTGCTTTATTAGGGTAAGCGTTATAATCAGTTAAACTAATTCTTTCTACGCTATAATCAGTACTATCTCTCGTTACATACATATCTACGATATCGACAGTGTCTGTATCTAAAGTGTAAGTAACTGTGCCAGAAGTTAAACTTAAAGTTTTCTTTTCAAGTGTCCACTGATTAACACCACGATTTGCCCAATCAGCAAACATAACATTAAGACTACGTTTCGCTGAACGTATATCATAACCTAAAACGGGTTCTCCTCCAATACGATCCATTGCTTCTTGAATCGCATCATTAACCGTTAAGTTAAAAGTTGCTGTACCTGATGTAGCCATTACGCCATAAATACTGTTATCGCTGATACACCTGCAGTTAAATTTACAGTAGCATTAGTTGAACATTTAATACCTTCAGATGGTAATGAAATCTGAACTGGACCAGATGCTGCTGATGCTGCCGTGCTTAATGCGAATAGTGTAGTACTACCATCTTTAAAAGTAACAGTACCTGCTGTGCCTGTAGGAGTTACAATAAATCCTTTTATTCTTATTGGGCCAGCAAATAAAGTAACATCACTTCCTGTTGTCGTAGTGCTTTTAGCGAAAATATCTGAACTAGACATTGACACCTCCTTGTAAAATTTTTCTTAATGTTGCTATTTTAGAATCAAGTTCTTTCATTTTGGCAGTTGATAATACTCCTTGACTTGCAAAATAAGGACTAGTAGATTGTTGTACTGCACTCATTGGTCCAAATGCTCCCATTGAACTAGGTGTTCCCATTAAATTTTGGCCTGTAATTGGTTTTTGAGCAGATGAAGAAGAAGCTATTTTTTTGTAAGCATCTGCATATTTTGATAATTGAGATACTGCTTCATCAGTTTTTTTCTCAGCTTTTTCTAATGCTTCATCAACTTTTTTATCATCACTTTTAGTTTCTTCATTTTCTAAATCTACATCTAGTACTTCTTCTTCTTTAGTTGAATAAGCTTTATTGCTTTTCATTTCTGCTTGAACTTCTTCAAATGTTCTTTGAGTATCTCTATTTGGATCGTAAATAAATTGATCTATATAACTTGACATGATATCGCAACTATATACAATAAATAGGGCCTTTAACAGGCCCTATATTAATTAGTCACCAGCAGTAGCGCCAGTATCTACTCTAATCCAGTTCGAACCGTCAGAGAAAACTAAGTTCCCTGTACCGTTACCTGTAGTTTCAGAAGCTTTTAATGCATCTGATACAAATAGGATACGACCTGTATTTTCTGAAGCTGTTGGCAAATCTGCAAAAAGAATTGCGGTAGCTGTAAAACCGTTATTTGAAATAACTGGTCCTGAAAAAGTAGTGTTAGCCATATTAACCTCCTTGGTGTATAGACCGAGTTACATAATCTCTATACCGTCTGCTCAACTCAGTTTATGTAACTTGTTATGTTGAGAAAGAGAGGGCGATAACACCCTCTCTCAGTTTTTTAATTATTAGGCTGCGCCTGGAGTACCGAAGATACCTCTCCAATCGGTGAAACCGAATGAATATCTTTCTGATACTTTGTAGCGTAAGTTTCCTGTCTCAAAATCACCTTCAACAGCTTTTTTAAGTGAACGTCTTACGAAATGCTTCATGCCATCTGGCACGTCAGTCATTAAGAAGAACGCATCAGGGTCAGTTAGACGCTGATTAACTGCTACGCCACCAGGGATCATTCCCATTGATTTCATAGCGTTAATATCATTGTCAGCTGTACCTGGTCTTAAGTTACTGTTAATGATTCTTTCAGCAATAAACATTAACTCAGGTGGAACGATTAGCTTCTGACCTGTAGCTGCAACAGGAATACCTCTATCGTCTGTCATTTCAGAAATCTGAATTAACATTGTCTCTAGAGATGTTTCTGATAAGTCAGCTGCAGTTGCGAGAATGTTTGAAGCTGTTCCGCCACCGCCAAGTGGGTGAGATGCATTAAGCATGCTTACTCCGTCACCACCGACTACTGTGTTAAAGCCGTTGTTTAAGATGTTAGCACCTTTGATTTCTTTTGTGTGCTGCATTGATCTTGCTAAAGCTCTAGCGTACTTTGCACCAAGTGAACCGTAAAGACCATCTTCTTCAGCTTCCTCAGTAATTGAAAATGCTAATGCGATTGTCTCGTGGGTATATCTTGCTACAATACCTTCTCTTCCTGATTCGTAAGAGAT